AAAGCTCCTGAACCCAAGCCCTTCGAAGTCCCAACATATCGTAAAAAAGGATCTCCGCTACTTTCTATACTTAAAATCTCTCAGCTCAAACCAGATCATACAGCAAAGAGATATATACAGTCGCGAAAGATTCCTTCACGTAATCATTATAAGATTTATTATGCTGCCCGTTTTGTGGAGTGGACGAATAGTCTTATTCCCGACAAACTAAACATGCAGGAGCATCGTCGTGTCATTTTACCATTTATTGATTCTGACGGGATTGTTTTTGGGTATCAAGGGAGGTCTCTTAGTAGTGATGGGCTAAGGTATATCACCATTATGCTCGATGAATCTATGCCGAAGATATTTGGGCTAGAATCTATTGACTTTTCCAAGAAATATTATATAGTTGAAGGTCCAATCGATAGTTTGTTCCTCCCAAACTCAATTGCAATGGCTGGTGCAAGTTTTGACGACTCAGCACTGGATAATAAAGATAACGCTGTGGTTGTATTTGATAATGAGCCAAGGAACAAGCAAGTTGTTTTAAAAATGGAGAACGCGTTGAACGCTGGATATAAGGTTTGCATCTGGCCAGAATTGGATCAGAAGGACTGTAACGATATGGTACTTGCGGGACTCGATCCTCAAAAAATAATTGATGAAAATACCTTTACTGGTCTTGAAGGTCAGATTAAAATGATGAGTTGGAGAAAAGTATGAAAGTGAAATTGATTAGTTATTCCCAGGCGACGTCTATGAAGATGATTATATCCCCAGCGCCAGAGGATACAAGTTTACAAGATCTGATTGCATATTGCGCTCGAGTATCAAATCCAGCTAATCAGAACAATTCTGAAACAGCTCTTGGTTTGATTCGTTATCTAATTAAACACAAGCACTGGTCTCCGCTTGAGATGGTCAGTGCTTGTCTTGAGATTGAAACGACTCGTGACATTGCCCGTCAAATTCTACGACATCGCAGCTTCAGTTTCCAAGAGTTCAGTCAACGTTATGCAGACCCAACTAAGGATCTAGAGTTTGTAACTCGTGAGGCTCGCTTACAGGACGAGAAGAATCGTCAGAATAGTGTGGAAGTAGATGATCCTAAACTACAAGAGGAATGGGACACTCTACAGGAGATGGTGATTGAGGACGCACGTTCTGCATACAACTGGGCAATCAGTAAAGGTATTGCAAAGGAACAGGCTCGGGCAGTTCTACCAGAAGGGCTGACGATGTCTCGCATGTATATGAACGGAACCTTGCGATCTTGGGTGCACTATATAGAACTACGTGCCGCCAATGGTACACAGAAAGAACATATGGAAGTAGCTGAGGCATGTGCTCTAGAGATTGCCAAGGTATTTCCTCTTATTAATGAGATTCTTGATGTCGGCTGAACTACAAGTAATGTCTATATTCCCTTCTCCTCTAGGGATATGTAATTTTGGAGAAGAGTCGAGAGATTTGAATAAGCAGCTTATTGAAGATATCAAAACAGAACGGAAGTTAGACAAAGAAGGAGAAAAGAGAACTTTTTCCGTGATAGAAGGCACTTGGCAATCACGAAACGATTTAGAAACAAGGTATAGTAGTTTTGATCTTCTCAAAGATGCTATACTTGCAGCATTAATGAAGACGTTACCTCAAACAGGATATACAAACGAATATATAAATGACAAGCACCTTGATATGGGTGGATTGTGGGCTAATGTAATCTTCAAGAAAGGCGGGTTTTCTATACCTCACATTCATGGTACCGGAATCACGTTATGGAGCGGCGTCTATTATCCAGCTGGTTATGATGACCCCAAAAACTTAGATGATTTTAATATTAATGATGTTATGCTAGCAAAAGCAAATGCTATGGAAGACGGTTGGTTAGGCATAATTGATCCCGCAAAGGTACAAAAAAATCAATGTAGACCATATGATAAGTATGTAGAAGTTTACCCATATTATGGTTGTAATTTGTTCGTTAAGCCAAGAGAAGGATTATTGGTTCTCTTTCCTGCCTGGTTAGAACATTGGGTGACTCCAACAACAACAGATAAAAAAAGATATAGTATTTCGTTTCAACTAAACAAAAAACCACTCGTTAAGGGAGAATAATATGGATCACATGGGCATTCAAATCGATCCAAGTAGGGATGAGCTTTTTGATCCGCTCGGGATCACGAGATTGAAAGAGTCGTATATGACTGACCATGAGATCTCACCACAGGAAAGGTTTGCCTATGTATCAAAAACTTTCTCAAGCAATCCAGATCATGCACAACGGTTGTATGATTATGCTAGCAATCATTGGCTATCTTATAGCACTCCTGTTCTTTCTTACGGTAGGTCTAAGCGTGGCTTGCCTATCTCTTGTTATCTTAATTTTATCAACGATACAGCAGAAGGTCTTGTCGAGAATCTTTCTGAAACAAATTGGCTCTCTATGCTCGGAGGTGGTGTTGGCATTGGGTTTGGCATACGTTCTGCTGGTGACAAATCTACTGGCGTTATGCCGCATCTTAAAATGTACGATGCGTCGTCGCTGGCTTATCGACAAGGTCGTACCCGTCGTGGATCATACGCTGCTTATCTTAATGTTGATCATCCCGATATTCTTCTTTTTCTAGAAATGCGAAAGGCAACAGGCGATCAAAACTTCCGTTGCCTCAACTTACATCATGGAATAAATATCACCGATAAGTTTATGTCTCTTATTGAAGCGTCCATGGTTGATCCTAACTTTGATGATTCGTGGGAGCTGAAAGATCCAAACAGTGAAGAAGTAAGGGAGATAGTTTCTGCTCGTGATATCTGGCAGCGTATTCTTGAAGCGCGTATGCACACAGGTGAGCCATATCTACATTTCATCGATACATCAAATCGTGCGATGCCAGAATGGTTGAAGGAAAAGGGTCTTCAAATCAACCAGTCTAATCTTTGTTCTGAAATCACATTACCAACTAACAAAGATAGAACTGCCGTATGCTGTCTTTCCTCTGTAAATGTTGAGTACTACGATGCGTGGTCCAAGAACAAACAGTTCCTCAAAGATGTCCTTGAAATGCTGGATAATGTTCTTCAGTGTTTTATTGATAATGCTCCTGACGCCATTTCCCGCGCAAAGTTTTCAGCTATGCGAGAACGATCAGTTGGAGTTGGTGCTCTTGGATTCCATGCCTATCTACAACGAAAAGGAATCCCATTCGAATCTGCGTTGGCAAAGTCTGCCAACATGCGAATTTTTAAACATATTCGAGGAAGACTCGATGAAGCTAACAGAGAGCTTGGAACAGAGCGAGGAGAAGCACCAGACGCAGAAGGAACAGGATTTCGGCTCAGTCATGTTATGGCAATCGCGCCAAACGCCTCAAGCTCAATTATCATGGGAAATACCTCCCCTTCCATTGAACCATGGAGAGCAAATGCCTACAGGCAGGATACTATTTCAGGTGCCTTTCTAAACAAGAACAAATACCTTGATGCGCTGATTAAACAGAAGTGTGAAGAAGATGAATCTCTTGACTATGATAGGATTTGGTCTAATATTATTTCTAACGATGGTTCCGTACAAGGAGTTAAATGTCTTTCCGATTATGAAAAAGATATATATAAAACGTCTATGGAAATTGATCAGCGTTGGGTAGTCGAGCATGCTGCAGATCGTCAACAGTTTATTGATCAAGCGCAGTCTGTTAATCTGTTCTTCAGACCAGACGCCAATATTAAGTATCTTCATGCTGTACATTTCTTAGCATGGAAGATGGGTTTGAAGAGTCTATACTATTGTCGTTCAGAAAAGATCGGCAAAGCTGATAAAGTAAGCCGTAGGATTGAGCGGCAGATCATTCAAGAGATTGATATGTCGGCTATCGTTGCTGGTGAAGAATGTCTAGCTTGCGAGGGATAAATGGTTGAAATAATCACATCTGAATGGTGCACATATTGCACCAAAGCAAAAATGATTCTTCAGGCAAACAATATCGATTATAAAGAAATTGATATTGGAGAAATGAAGGCTATGGAACTAATGGTTAAACATCAGCTTAAGACGGTTCCACAAATTTTTTACGACGGCACTTTGCTACCAGGTGGTGCAGATGGTCTTGCAGAACATCTTACTAAATTTCCAGATTGGGGTTAAACTTAAATGTCAGCTAAACTAAAGCTCACCGATGAGCGAGATTATTTTAAACCTTTCCATTATCCTTGGGCATATGATGCATGGCTCAAGCATGAGCAGTCTCATTGGCTTCACACAGAAGTACCAATGCTTGAGGATATTAAGGACTGGAAGAATAAACTAAACCAGGAAGAAAAATATTTCCTAACTCAGATCTTTCGTTTCTTTACTCAGTCTGATCTTGATGTAGCTGGTGGTTATATCAAGAACTATCTACCAAATTTTCCTCAACCAGAAGTACGTATGATGCTGTCAGGCTTCGCTGCTCGTGAAGCTCTTCATGTTGCTGCATACTCACATCTAATCGAGTCATTGGGTATGCCAGAGTCAACATATAATGAGTTTCTTGAGTATGATGCTATGCGTGAGAAACACGAGTACTTTCACGAGAAGGTTGACAATGGTGCATCTCTTCCAGTTAAAGTAGCAGCAATCTCTGCTTTCACAGAAGGTCTTGCCCTATTCAGCTCATTCATTATGCTACTCAATTTTCCGAGAACTGGTAAGATGAAGGGCATGGGTCAGATTGTCACGTGGTCAATCGTTGATGAGACTATGCATGCTGAAGGAATGATCAAATTATTTAGAACATATGTTGAAGAGAATCGTGAGGTGTGGAACGATGAGACAAAGGGACAGATTTACAGCATTGCGACTAAAATGGTTGAGCTTGAGGATAAGTTTATTGATCTATCGTTTAAAATGGGTAAAGTGGAAGGTCTCCGCGACTATGAGGTTAAAGAGTATATTCGATACATCGCGGATCGGCGATTGATCTCAATGGGCATGAAGGGAATCTTCAAAGTGAAGAACAACCCCCTACCTTGGGTAGAAACTATGATTAATGCACCAACGCACACCAACTTCTTCGAGAACAGAGCTACTGATTATGCTAAAGGCGCACTCTCAGGTTCATGGGAAGATGTGTGGGCATAATAAGAGGAGGTATTAATGGACGACGAAAAAAACCAATATGAATGCGAAGAGTGCGGGTCAACTTGGGTTATTCATCACGATAACTACGATGATGTAACATTCTGTCCATTTTGTGGATTGGATCTCGATGAACCATACGAAGAAGAAGATCTCCTAGATGAGTGGAATGATCCAGACAACGATGATTACGAATGACGTGGTACTATAATGGAGAACCTTTTACAAGTGAAATGGTTGAAGATAATATCGGTTTCGTATATTGTATAACCGATACTCGTAATGGACTTAAATATATTGGCAAAAAAGGTTTGATCTCAAAAAGAAGAATGCCGCCTCTTAAGGGTAAGAAGCGGCGAAGAATAAAGATTATTGAAACTGACTGGCAGTCATATTATGGTTCAAGCGAAACTGTGAAAGCGCTCGTTGAAGAATATGGACGAGAGACGTTTCACCGTGAAATCTTACGGTTGTGTAAGTCAAAAGGTCAGATGAGTTATTACGAAGCCAAGATGCAGTTCGAAACAGACTGCCTACTCAAACCAGACGAATACTATAACGAATTTATTGGTTGTAAGATCAATCGTCGACACCTTATCACGCGTCCTTAGGACCACCGTCATAAGAGAAGAAATCATCTAGAATACCTTCAGGATCATCAACTTCGACTATCTCATCGGCAATACCCTGGAACGGATGATCAATGTCGACGGTTCTCATGATTAAAGACTTAAGAGCCTCAACACAAAACATAATATCTACTGCACTGGATGTTTTTTCAAACGGATCGAAACCAGCATTACAAACGTCAATCAGCGCGCGAGCAATACCTTCATAGGCAATATCAACTGCCATAATTACCTGAGCTTCGCTTACGTTCTGCCTCGCCTCATCTAATGTTTGAGGAGGAGTGCTTTTCTTACCTTTCGGAAAGGCAATGACGTTTGTCTCTGCTTCAAATTCTATATCCATTTGATCCTCACTTATTAGCTCGCAGGATTACAGTGTCAGCATTAATCCTGCCGTTTGGTGTTGTTCTTTTAACATTTAGTTCACCGAGCATCTTATCGATTTTTCGCTCAGTTGTTTTCAAAACTTGCGGTAAGATTTCCTGAGGTTTTCTTAGCTTGATACTGAACGACTCTTTGTCGTCGAAGTTCTGAAGCGTAGTGCCCTTCATACTCAACTTACCATCAGTTTTATATACAGTGAACACTCGAGTTTTGGCATTAAACACATATAAGATAGATGCGTCAATTATATTTATCGGATCGATGCTTGTTACCTTGTATGTGGTATCTTCTTTCTTGTACTTTACGTTCTGTACGAGCTTATCAGCAGACTTGGGTTTGCTAACTCGACGTTTACGAGTAGCCTTCTTCGTGCCTTCATATGCATCGAGATCGGTCATAAGAGTAGTCAGCCAATTGATAGACCTTTTCAAGTCTTCCTTTGACAGATGACTATATCCTTCTTTCAAATCTTCTGAGCACTTACGCTGCGTCAGTTGTTTATACTCGGCAAGGATTGGCTCATAGTATGAACGGATTTTACTGATGTGCACCTGGGGTACATTTTTGATTTTCAAAAAGTCGAAAAATTTGGGATCAGCAGGTAGGTCGTCAAACTCGGCATCTAGATGCCCGATAATTTCAGATAGCTGCTCGCGCATACGATCTTGAATGGATGGTTTGACTGTCTGCTTCTTCTCAATCTTTTGAATCTCTTTTACGATCAATGATCCTTTAGCAATCAGATCCTTGAAGTACTCTTGCATGAACTGAACTGTATCTTCAGGAGCATCGTTGCCCAGGCTCAACCAATAGCAATATGCACCTACGCGACTGCGTTTGAGGTTCCAGTCCTCAGTCTTCAGAATAGCATTAGAATCTTTTTTCGAGAAGTTATCCCGAACATACTTCTTAACGATATCCAGAGACTGTCTCGACTCCACTTCAATATGAAACTCGCGTGCGAAATACTCGAAGCCACGATCGAGCTTGATCGCTTCTGCCCCAGTTTTCTTAATGCGCGCACGAGCTATCGCCTTACGCCTAGCCTTGATTGCCATATAGCTCTCCTTTCATCTATATATGCATCCTATAGCATTTTCAAAAAAAAGTCAAGATTTTTTGCAAGTAGCTGATTTTGTTATGAAAAAAAAAAGTAGTGTGAGGGGTTGACTTTTTTAGAATAAACAAGTACTATAGTGATAGTTAGAAATTAAGGAGATGACTATGTCTAAGTTTATCGAAGTTGTGGGTTCTATCTTTTTCTTTACGGCGCTGTTTGGCAGCGCTTGGTTCGCTCTAGTAGTGATTGGAGGCTAATATGAGCATGGATTATTTCTCGATCGGGTTTGAGTCGGAAGCTGCTTTTGGCAAGATGAAGTCTAACAAGGCTCCGTTGAATACACCCGAAAACAAGCGCGAGATCCCTTGCGATACGTGCTCTCTGGCTGCAGGCTGTGAAGCCAAGTTTCTTGAGTGCTCTGCATTTCGCAACTGGGCTTCTACTGGCGACTACACTGACTCTGATGTCGGTCGCTATGTGCGTGCAGCAAAATAATAAAAAAGTGCTTGCTTTGTTTTTAAAAATAAGGTAGAATGAGAAAATAGAAAGCCAATAGGAGAAAATGATGGCACATATGATGGAAACAATGGCTTACGCAGGAGAAGTTCCTTGGCATGGTCTGGGGAAGAAGGTTCTAAACGACCTGACTCCTGAGCAGATGATGAAGGAAGCTGGTGTTGACTGGCACGTCGAAGAACTTGAAACTTTCGTCGAGTTCAATGGCGACAAGATCCCGACTGGAAAGAAGGCTCTTGTTCGTGAGACCGATGGTCGTGTGTTAACTGAGGTCGGTGCAAACTGGCATCCTGTTCAGAATATCGAAGCCTTTGAGTTCTTTTCGGAGTTCGTTGAAAGTGGTAGCATGGAGATGCATACTGCTGGTTCTCTGAAAAACGGTGAGATCGTTTGGGTTCTTGCTAAGGTTGGTGAAGAGTTTACGCTCGGTAATGGCGATACGACTGAGTCGTACTTGCTCTTATCTAATCCTCACCAGTATGGTAAGACAATTCAGATCAAGTTCACTCCGATCCGAGTTGTTTGCAAAAATACGATCTCTCTGGCTCTCCGAAACGTAAGTGATGTTCAGATCTCTCTGAACCACCGTCGTCAGTTCGATGCCGATGCTGTAAAAGAGACTCTGGGCATTGCCCACGTCAAGATGGAGAAGTATCGCGAGATGGCTGATTATCTCAGCAAGTCGCCTTACAAGGCAGACACTCTTGATGAGTATCTGACCGAGCTGTTCGGCACCAAGAAAGGCGCTGAGGGTGATCTCACTCGTACTGGTGAGACCGTTCGAGAGCTGGTCGAAACCTCTCCTGGCTTCGAGTACTCTGAAGGTAGCTGGTGGAATGCATTCAATGCTGTCACCTATTACACAGATCATCTCGCTGGTCGCTCTGCCGATACTCGTTTGACGAGCTCCTGGTACGGTGCTAACGAGAAGAAAAAGATCCAGGCTCTCGAAAAGGCTCTTGAGTATGCTGAAGCTGCTTAAGATCTATCTCGTGCTCGTCGCCTTCGTTTCCGGCTTTGCTTACATGCAAGGTCGGGCGGAGGCGA